GGAACTACACTTGGTTCAAATGTTAAAAACACAGGACAAGTGGTAATGGCACAGACATTTTCAACGGGCGCTACACTTGATAGTGGAGCTTCTGCTGCAAATTCTACTACTGTCGTTATTCCAGCTAACTCACAAATCATTGATATAGTACTTGACAAGCCTACAGTAATGGCTGGTGCTACATGTGTTTTCAGTATTGGAGATACAGTTGGTGGGAACACATCTTTGCTTAACTCATATTCAGTTACAATCGCTTCAGGAGTTGGACGAGCATATCCAACAACAGAAGCTGGTGGTGCATTGGCTTGGGCTGATACAGGAACTGCAGACCTAAAACTGACGTGGACGAGTACTGGTGCTACTACAGATGGCGAAATTAGAGCTACTGTTTTGTACCAACAAAATAATAATCTAGCATAATAAATAATTAATGGGGCCCTTCGGGGCCTCTACAAAATTTAAGGAGAAAAAATATGTCGATAACATCAAAAGTTAAACAATCAGTAGTACTAGCAGCAGATGGACAAGTTCAATCGTTGGTAGCAGGTTCAGCAGCTAATATTACTAAATGTAATATTATGACTATATATGCTCAAGCAACTGCAGCGGATGCTGAAATTAAACTTTATAATGAAATAGGAACTGCTAAAACAGCTTCTGCATTAATTTTTCATGGTAAGTTTGGAACAGCAGCTAATGAAATTATGGAATTTAATTTACCAGGAGCAGGTATTTATGCTGACACTGGAATATATGCAGATGTAACTAACTGTGATTTCTTTTATATAGTAGGAACATTTTAAAGGAGTATTAAATGTCTAATACAACTTCAGGTGCTTATCAATTTGATCAGGACTTTTCAATCGATGAGATTATACAAGACGCTTATGAGCGTATTGGTTTAGTTGGAACTGCTGGACATCAACTTAAAACAGCTAGAAGATCTTTAAATATATTATTTCAAGAATGGGGTAATAGAGGTGCACATTTTTGGGAAGTTGGGAATACTAATATTAATTTAATAGTAGGTTCTTCAACTGATGTAAATGCAACAGACGAAGGTGCAGGTACTTATACTTTTTATAGAAACTCAGTTGATAGTGCTGCAGCAGCAGCAGCTTCACCTCAAGCAACAACTGTGCCAACAACAAATGTTTATGGTATCACAGATATTTTAAATGTTAACTATAGACAAAATTATAATACAACAAATCAATCAGATACAGGTTTAACTAAAGTTGCAAGAGACGCTTATGCTGCAACAGCAAATAAAGCATCCCTTGGAACTCCTTCACAATTCTGGATTCAAAGATTTATTGATAAAGTTACAGTAACTATTTATCCTTTACCTAATTCAACTGCAGCTAGTAATTATTTAAATATTTATTATGTAAAAAGAATTCAAGATGTTGGAGCTTATAGTAACGCAACAGATACGCCTTACAGATTTGTTCCCTGTATGATTTCAGGATTAGCTTATTATTTATCTATGAAATTTGCACCACAAAGAACACAAGAAATGAAATTGTTATATGAGGATGAATTTGCTAGAGCTTTATCAGAAGATGGTTCACCAGCTAGCACATTTATTACTCCTAAAGCATATTACCCTGGAGTTTAATTATGGCTAGATTTGCAAAAGGAAGTAGAGCACTCTCTATCTCAGATAGATCAGGGGCCGCGTTTCCTTATAAAGAAATGGTTAAAGAATGGACAGGAGCCTGGGTTCACACATCTGAATTTGAAGCTAAACAACCCCAATTAGAACCACATCCAGTAGGCGCAGATCCACAAGCTTTATTACACGCAAGACCTGCAAGAACAGAATTTGCAGTACAAGATATTTTACCAGAAAATCCTTTTACAACTACCGCTGCATCAACAACTTTAAGTGTATCTTTTCCAAACAATGGTTTAAACGCAGGAACTTCTTATGTAAGATTTCAAGCTGTTAAACAAAATGTTGGAGGCGTTGTGGTATCTACATTTGAATTAGCTACAACTTTAAATGAAACACTTACTGCTTCGGATACAACAATTACTTTAACTGATGCATCAGAATTTCCAACATCAGGATACATTGTTATTGAAAAAGTAAATAGTACATCTGGAGCTTATGAAAATGAAACTATTCAATACACAGGAAAATCAACTAATGATTTAACAGGATGCACTAGAGGAACGGCAGCACCTTATAGAGGAGCTACTCCTCCAGCTACAACTGCAGGAACACACGCTAGTGGAGCAAAAGTATATGGATCTTATTTAGCAACAGCTATAGCAACAACAGTAGTTGTGGGTCCTAAAGCATCACAAACAGAAACGTTATATAATTCATTAACTGTGCCTTTAGTATCTAATGCAACTACAGCAGTAACAGGAGGCGGTTTTCAGTGTACAATTGGACCCGTTAATGATAGAGGTTAACTATGGCAGGATTAACACATTATACATATAGTACTTTAGTAACAGCTATCAGAGATTATACTGAAGTTGATGCTAATGTATTTACAGAAACTATTGTTGATGGTTTTATTATGGCTGCTCAACACAGAATTAATTTAGACCTTCCAATGGACTCAGATAGATTTGTTCAAGAAGGAACAATGGCAGCTGATGTAAATAACATAAGAGTACCTGCAGGAGCTTTATTTGTAAGAGGTGTAGAAGTATTTAATGCCTCTAATACTACGGAACAAGGTACATGGTTAGAGAGACGTGATCAAACTTTTTTATCTGAATATGTAGGAAGATTAACAGGTCCAGAAGGGTCGACTTCATCAGGTGCAGATGTTACAGGAACTCCTAAATATTACTCTATGTTTGGTGGAGCAACAGGATTAAGTGATACAACGTCAGGATCTATTTATTTAGCCCCTACACCCGATGTTAATTACAATTTTAGAATATATTATAACAAAATGCCCGTGGGCCTTGGTTCAGGAGACGATGGCAATTCTACAACTTATATAAGCAATTACTTTCCTCAAGGGCTTTTATATGCTTGTTTACTAGAAGCATATGCCTTCTTAAAAGGACCTACAGACATGTTGACATTATATGAACAAAAGTATAGTAATGAACTACAAAAGTTTGCAGCGATGCAAATTGGAAGACGAAGAAGAGATGATTACTCAGATGGTACAATAAGAATTCCAATAGAGTCACCACCTCAATAACTAGGAGAAAAAAATTATGGCAATATCATCGGCAATATGTAACACATTTAAAACAGAAATTTTAAAAGCAGTTCACAATTTTACTGCATCAACGGGTAACACATTTAATTTAGCACTGTATACAAGTTCAGCATCTATGGGTGCAAGTACAACAGCTTACGCTTCAACAAATGAAATAACTAACACATCAGGTTCATCTTATTCTGCAAAAGGAAAAGCACTTACAAGTGTAACACCAGTTTTAGATAGTAGCACAGCTGTTTGTGATTTTGCTAATATCTCTTGGACGTCAGCTTCCTTTACAGCTAACGGTTGTTTAATTTTTAATGAGGACGCAACAGGGGATCCTGGAGTTTGTGTTATTGCATTTGGTGGAGACAAAACTGTAACAAGTGGAACTTTCACAATTGAATTTCCAGCAGCAGACGCGTCTAACGCTATCGTGAGAATAGCATAAGGAGTAATTCCTTATGGCTAATACTTGGAACCAAGCCAATACAACCTGGGGACAAAATCAATGGGGCGATCAAGCCGACGTTGATGTAACTCTTACAGCACCCGCACAATTATCAACATCACTTGGAACAGTTACACCTTTTAATGAAATAGGTTGGGGCTCTGATACATGGGGAGCAGAGAACTGGGGTGAGTCTGGTTTTACAGTTTTACTTTCTGGACTTTCAGCAACATCTTCAGTTGGAACAATTACACCTTCTGATGTAATAGGACTAACAGGAATTTCAGCAACATCTTCAGTTGGAACACTTAGTATTGGACTAGGGGTTAATTTAACTGGACTTTCAGCAACATCAAGTGTTGGCTCAATTAGTGTTGGATTAGGAATTACCTTAACTGGAATTTCAGCAACGTCTACTGTTGGATCAATTACACCAGCAGATCAAGTAATGGGATTAACCGGAATTTCATTAACAAGTTCACCTGGAAGTTTAATTGCAAAATCAGATAATACAACTACCTTAACTGGAATTTCATCAACATCTACTGTTGGATCAATTACACCAGCAGATCAGGTAATGGGATTAACCGGATTATCTTCAACTTCTGCAGTTGGAGGTATAGTTTTAGATCAACAATCAGTTTCACTAACAGGTCAGGAATCAACTTCTGCAGTAGGAAGTTTAATTATTGGAATAGGTATTCCTTTAACAGGAGTATCTTCAACTTCTTCTGTAGGATCTTTAGTTACAGGAGTGGGTTATACTTTATCGGGTCTAACAGCAACTTCTTCTATAGGTTCTTTATCTCCTCCTCAAGTAATGGGCTTGACTGGAGTATCAGCAACTGTTAGTGTAGGAAATGTAGCACCTTTAGGATATGGAGATGTTACAGGAACACAGAGTGCTAGTTATAGTAATATAGCAGCGACTCAAAGTGCTAGT